CTTCACTCCGCGCGCCCATCAAAATGATGGACACGCTTATCCCGCCGGGCCTTTCGGCCCGGCGGGGCCCAAGCCCACTCTTTCAACAGAATGGGAATAGCTGCTGATGGTTCAGATCGCCTGCGAAGGCGTTTTAAACTGAAATCCATGTCAGCTTACATGGGAGAGTGTTGGAGAGTCTCTCTTGGCAGATTACTGCCATGTTTCCCTTAGCAATTACGCTAAGGCCCAACGGCGTTGAAGTGCAACGGCGCCGTGCCGTGCAGAACGCTCCAAATGAAGTGGATCTCTAACTTCGAAAAGGTCTAACAGACCTTCAAGACGTGAAAGAGACTTCTGGAGTGCTGCGTATCCCTCCAGCCTGTCAGTACGATAGACTGGGCCTGGAACCCATCCCTTGATTTCAAAGGTATGGTATTCTCGATTCCATCTCTCGACGGATCGAAATCCCAGGAAGGAGATACGACCAAGAACCGGACTGGTCTCAGAGACATAGGGTAAACTACCCAAATGTTTTTCACACACGTCAAACATGTGTGAGGCGGTATGCCAAAAGCCTTTCTTATAAAATAAGTTGGCGATTGCAACCCATGAGATTAACTCCGATGCTTGCTGTCTGCTCTCAGGGACGCTCTGTCTGACGTAGACGGGATTAACCATCTCGCCTTCAAAAGCGTCCATTCCACAAGACTCTCTGAAGCTTCCGCTAAAGAAAGTCTTCGAAATGTTTACCTTGCAATAGTATTTTTGCAGGTATTCGAGAACAGTGATCGCATAGTTTGTGGGAACGATTATATCGTCCCCATAGACGTACACATCCCGAGTAACAATAAATATGTTACTCTGTGTACAGGCAAGTTTCTGTGCCTCAAGTAGAGCCACTACACATACAGTGTAGAAATACATTGACTCTATCGGGAAACAGAGAGCGCTCCCCATCGATGCGAACTTTTCCATGGGACCAACTATGGTCCCATCTGGAAGTTTGGCATGAGTCGATCTACACGCATCAATAGCGTCCCGAAGATCGGGATTACTATCAAACATGCTCATAGCCAACGATCGTGGTACACGATCACTAGCCTCAGACAAGTCAATGGTTGAACACTGACCAGTTTTCGACCCCATCATCGCTTGTTGCTGGTTCACAGATTGGTCACGAAAATTCACATGACCTTCTGTTAGCCAGAACGACTCTAGACGTGCATAAAGCTCGTCCCGAATCCCTTGCTGTGCATATTGCATACAGCAAGGTTCAACAGCAATAATTCGTGGACCCTTTAGTGTCTTCGGAACAGGCGTAACCTTAACAGGCCACTCCAGATCCGCCGGCATAATCGATACATTCCCGAGCTCCTCAGAACCTTCAGCGGAAATAGAATAACCGCTGTCGATAAGAGGGAAATAAGGCTCGAGACGATCATGCCAGTACTGCCAAACGAACTTACCGTTACCGGCTCGTCCGTCAGCGGTAGCGCCAGGCCCGTGCCGTAGTTTAAGTTTATCCAGGTGAAAATCACCCAGAAGACCAGGCCACAGCATACGAGATACGCGATCAAATTCATGACGCGTACTCTCAGACATAACGTACATTTCAAGGTCTCGCTCAACTTGAACAAAGGTCGTGATCGCGGCCCGCACCCTTTTAGGGGTGCAGGCAAGCTCCAGTTTTTTGAAGCATAGGCAAATTTGCCGTACGCTATCAACAATAACGGGAGTATCGCGATCAGTATTCGATCTTTGTACATAACAGCCTGACTCCTTGTCGAACAAAAGACTGAGCATACCTTGCAGAAATGCAGGGATTGCTCCAACCTTCGCAAAACCTGCGAAGGCTGATGAGTCTATGCCACCGTTTGCGAGGCTTCTTTCGAAGTCCCGAGCAAATTGGGGCAGGGTAATCGTTAAAAACGAAAGCCCTTCCTGTTCGACACGTGATCTAATAGTTTTAAGATCACGAAAATCGGAGACATCAGCGATGCACTTAGCACAAGCGTCTATATAGACGCACCGTGCCACCTCTAGGAGTTCACTTACGTTGCTTTTCAAACTTCCTCCAATTCTGGGGGTGAGTTTCAAGCCTCGTATTCTGCTTCCCTGATCCAATATTGGATCAGGCAAGTCGTATCAGCGCAGTAACAGGTTCATGCAATGTTAGGTTCCTCATCAGACCCATCCGGGTCTACCGTCGGATCTAACTCCTTTGGCTTTTTAGGCTCTTTAGGAGTCTTCCCCTCTTTCCCTTTGGGGATTAGGGGGGATATCAAAGGAACAGTCTGGGCAACTAAGCCCATAACAAGCATGGCCATCTGCAAATACTTCAAGAATTTCTTCATTGCGATATCCTTTCATGTACTATTGTACAGGGCGGGACCGCTCTATTGACATCAAGATTGTTGTCCGTAGAGAGCAGTGACAATCCCTGAAGTGAGCCAGGTTTTAAATCCCTGGACAAGTTGGTCTACAGCCGTAGCATCGAAACCCACTTCTGGGCGATCGATAACGACGTAGAAACTGAGGAGCTCGTAATCGTTGACAGCAGTCAACGGGTCCGGCACCACAGCTCGACTATCTATGCGCGCCATCGACCGAATCCGTTTACCGGACTTCTGGTGCGAGATTGTGAGTCTATATGACTCGTCATCCTTCAAATATTCGGACTTAAGTCCGGATGTTGAAATACGCGGCATAGATTTCGCCACTGCATTAACAGTAACGACTTGTGGATCAGCAAACATACGTGGTTAACCTCCATTAAGGTATGGAATTACCCGCGCTTGTCCTATGCTTTTCCAAGGCATAAGTGTTTCTTAGAAACGCGGTCAGTGTAGGTTCTACCAGTGCCGGGATATCCCGAGCGCCGCTAGAATCGAAATCTGCCTCCCCGTCAACTGATCGGGAGACAGGCCAAAACCGAAAGGTGACGCGCCCGTCCTGGTCTTGGTCTCAATTTCTTGAGTCCAAGAACAGTGTGAAGTCCCACCGCCATGAAAATGGATTGTGGAACTATTGTGATTCGCCTTATAAGTATGGCGCATCACATAGGCGTATTTCGCGGTTAGATTGTCTGAGAACTGTGTGCTGACATTGTCTATGACATCGCCAGCATTTGTCGCCCAGTCACCTAGCCACGACCAAGGAATGATTTGATAGACAGTTGAAGGAGTGAGCCTAGCTCCGTAAAGACGGATTCGGTTCATCGCATGGTTATAACCATGGTCATTGTCCTTCAACAACTCAGGCATCCAATATTTGAACTTCGCTTCTAGCCAGATTTTATGTTTTATATTCTGACTAGTCGTCGTTGACCCAAACTTGTTGGGTTGTCCTGGGTAAGGGAAAGCATAGTAGTTGCTCAGTAACGTCGGATACACCAATGGTGCATTCTCCGTGTCGTGATTGTCTACATTGCTAGTCTCGTCTGTCTCCTCCATAGTGCCACCCCTAGTCTGCCAACTACCGTTCTCACGCTTAAGACGCCTGAGAATCGAGTTGGTATCACGATATGTTCGATGAAAATCTTGCAAATCGCTTAGAAAGGGGATCCACCCGAATTGGGTATTCAGCCAATTGTCTGAAAGCGCCTTGCTGGAAAAGAATTCTCCAGCATGGCCGCCAAGTCCCTTCCATATATCATGGAAGGCTTTGGCAGTGCCTTTCAGCATTCGCGGGGTATCTCGGATCTCTCCGAGAAAGACCGCGGCGTTGGCTGTCGATTGTTTAGGCTTATAACGAGCATAAGCACTGGCACCATACGATGCACTCTCTCCATAACTCGGTCCATAGGTACCACTCTTCCCTGCATTGGACATATCGTTCAATGAGATATTAGTGACACCGAAGGACAGTGGGGTAAATCCCCCACTATAGTGATAGACCAAATGCGCGCCTGCGTTTACACGCTCTACGCTAGTTTGGCCTTGCACTTCACGCCATGGATTCCTGCTTTTGATACTGGTGAACCCGCCTCCCGATCTATACGGAGGTCCTGGGTTACATCTGTCCCAGGTGCGTTCCGCACGCATTGCCTGGCCAGTTGCAGACGGAGATGGATTCCCATAAGTGATGTCACTAATTATGACATCATTCTGGGTGATCCACGCTCTGCCCACCACTGTTGGCGCGGCGAGGTCGACGCGTTCACGATATCTACCCATAAACAGGGTAACAGGTTTCGGCTTGAGAGTCATCTTGTTCGTTGTTCCTTTCGGTAAAATAGGGAGCATCGCTGCCGACACTCCAAGA